CTGAACAGACTGTAATATAGCCAAATCCTCCGATAGTCCCTGCGACTTTGCCTGTTCCACCAACCGATTAAAGCGTTCTTGCATCTTTGGGGTCAGTTTGACTTTAGATCTGTCGTTCAAGGATGAGATGACATCGCCGGAAACGCCCATTACCGAGCCCATGAGGCCGCCTACAATCATGACGGCTTTCATTTCATCATCCCATTTGATTTCCTGACCTGAAGCGTTACGTTGTATGATTTCCTGATAGACTTCTTCTCCACCTTCAGTTAACCCTACAACAACAGTTTTACCGGCTATCTTTGCCGTCTGGAAGAGTTTGTTATTTGAGATTACTTTACCCCATCCTTTGGGTAATGGAGCTAAAGCAGTCGCCATCTGGAAAGCATCCCAACCTGACAAGGCCATATTACCCTTGAAAATATCCATAGCCTTATTTTGGGCTTCGGCTTCACCATATTGAGATACCAGAGCATCATAGGAACCGCCGACTTCCATCAGGCTTTCTACTGGACGGCTTAGAGCTACCGAACCTAACGATGATAAAAGCCAGGTTGCGACTTTGCCCAACCCTAAAACAGCAGCTACCTCGGCACCGCCTGTTGCCCCGGCGATTGTTAAAGGCAATAGACTTAGCATAGACGGAATGGAGCGTACTACCTGGTTTAAAGTCCCTTCAGTGGTAGGGGCTAACTGTTGCGCGCTTGCTCCCCATTCCTCCAATTTGTTAAGGTCAATGGATGTAAATGGCACCATAACAAAGTTCTCTGGTAGACCCAGCCATTTTAAACCGCCAGTTAATGATTTTAGTGTGTCACCCCATCCGGCTCCGAACTGCTCGACTATAGTAGGTTCTATATTTGATTCGCCAGTCCGCCATTGCATGTACTGGTCTAGTTGCGCTCCTATAGGAATTCCCTTCTGCTTTTCGTACCAGTCACTGATACCTTTTTCCGTAGGTTCGGCAACCCAGAACTCCGCTATCGCCTCGTTGGAGAACATCTGGTAGTTATCCATCTCCTGATTGGTAAGTTCTTCGGCTATATCAGTGGGATAATCCTTACTATACTTCTCCAATATGGTTTCGCGGGTTATTCCTGAAGGAAGGTGAGTGAAATAGGCGTTCTCTATTACTTTGCGTCTATCTGTTTCAACATCGCTAAAATAATTCGTCAGGAAATCCTCCGTAGCGACATCTTCACCATAGAATTCTTTAACTAACGATTCCGTATTGGCGTTGCGGCCTTCACTGACAAAGGCCAGCCTCAATTTCTCCGGGTCTTTTGTCCCTAGAGCATAAATATCGTCAGCAGATTGGTCTGAAATATTATATGTCCCGATAGTCAAGTCGTTTAAGGGGGTGACTTCTTCCCCGAATATTTGTTTGATATCCCGTTCACTAGCCCCGGGCATAATAGTTTTAATTAAAGTCTCGGTAGTCTCATTCCTGCCTAACTCTGCAAGGCGTGCTTTAAACGCCTGCTGTGTGGCCTCATCGGTGGCTAGTGTATTCAGATAGTTCCTTATCACGCCGGTTAACTTATCTTCAGGGGCTTCCAGAAACCCGGGGAATACCTCCGTTACCAGATTGACCAGATTCTCTTGTTCTGTAGTTCGATACGTTTCATAAAGAGAGGAAAAATCCTCAAGAGTAGTCTCTCCTGCCTGATATTTGGAATAGGTATCTTTTATTTCCTGCGGTAAGGTTGGTAATACAGTAGTTTCAAATTGGTCATCGAGTTTTAATTCAGGTTGTTCAGGAGCTAAAGTGACAGTTTCCGCAGGTTGGTTCATCCCCGCCGTAAGCTGGTCTACCACATCTTTACCAAAGTATCTCGTCAGCAGGTTATGGGATATACCGCCGTAGAAAGCCTGCCCGACATCATAATTGCTCTCGTCTATCTTGAACGGCTCCAGGACTTTCAGTTCGTCAAGCCCTTTTTGATAGTCTGTAAATGATTTCTCAAGCCCTGATATCGTAACCTCGCCGAAGAAAGCACCGGCAACACCACGGTCTAATTCCCCGCCCTGAATCGCGTTGTAGAGCTTTTCAGGGTCATAGCCGGTATCGTCATCCAGTTTATATGGCTCAAAGCGTTTTAAATCCACATCATATAACGATTTCTTGGGCGTTATACGCTCTGTCAATTTGGTGAAGGTATCTCTTATATATGTCGTCATTTAATTTCCGGTATTTTCAGTATTTTACCCTTTGATGGTTGTGTCTTTAATTGGGCAATAAGTGACCTACTGGTTTTAGTAGTTTGCTCACTCTTGGGCGTAAATGTAAACATCTGCGCTATTCTTTTACTCAAAGCATCGGGGTAGTAATTCTTATCCGGCATTTATATTTCCTCCGTTGCTAAAGTCTTTTGCAGGTCGGAAGCCTGGCGTTGCGGGTTACCGAGTACCGGCGTGTCCTCTTTAACCTGTATGGGCTGTTCATTTCCCATCTGTGGGAGTTTGCCCTGTTTCATTTCCTCGGCGGTTATACCGAGGTACTGCTCGGCAATCTTGAGTTCGGCGAGGATACTGTCGTCTCCACGCTCCTTGTAGAGGAATGACCCCGCCATCATCTGTCTGTAAATGCCTATTGTCGGCACTTGCTGACCCATCTGCTGCCAAAGCATCTCGTTGAAATCGCCTTCCCAGTCATCACGCTTTAGAACGTCCTTGAGAATGGTTTTATCAGGAAGCATCCCTAGTACCTTGTGTGTCTGCGCTAATGCCAACTGCGCGCTATCGGATTCAGCTGACGAGTTGGTATAAACGTAAGAGATATCGTATTGGCCATCAAGTATCTTTACCGGGTATGTTTTAGAGTTACCCATTGCACCTACTGTAAACGATGCCAGCCCAAGGGCTTTTATCATTCTAAACAGGTACTCCAAGGCCGTCTGTTTGATTAACCCCCTGACGCCAAGGCGGGGCATGTAAATCTGCCCCTGCCCCTGCACGACCTGTAACAATGTCGCTGTACTCAAGCCGCCTGAAGGAAAATCGGTTATCGCAATCTGTTTTAATGTTGAGTCGTTAAGCATTTCCTTTAGTTCATTCAAAAGAGCTACCGCCGACTGCCTTAAATCCGGCATGGTCACAGGATGGATAGCGTTTTGCGATTCTACCGCCGTTGCCTTGCCTAATCCGGTTACATCTTCATAGGTATCGTTGTTCAAAGCTACGTCCGTCTGTATCTGAATCGGCGGCTTGATGCTCTGGAAACTCTTGGTATTGAGGATAGACAGGATGCGGTTATACTCGTCTATCAAGTCCCTTACCATATAGAGGATTGATTCCCCTCGGTATTTCTCTATGTTCTTGTCCTGAAGCATTGAACCTACCGGCACCTCCTGCCATACTACCGGAACAAACCCGTAAGGATTCGGCTCTGCAAACGCTTCTTTTTCGTTGATGTAAAATAAATGGTCTTCCACCGTCCATATTTCCGCTTGCGTGGCTTTGGCAGATGGACAGATATATCCCTTTTTTAAGGCTAAGGGCTGGCTTTCTATCGCATCCTTTTTCATCTCTATTTCTCTGCCTGCTTGAACAGGGCTACTCTCGCCCATGATAAACGTAGACCATCGTGTATCCCATGGGACGCTCTCAATATCTAATCGTTCAGCGCCGTTTTCGTCTTTCACTACGTTGACAGCATCCATTAGCCCAGCACTACCACGGCGACAACTGAACTGGTCTAGCACGGAATCAATAGGCCATTTGCCCTGCTTGCGTCTCTTCTGGTGTATCTGCGCCCATACCGCACGGCCAGCCTCTTCTAGTTTGCCTGTATCTACGGCTTTATCATTTGAATCTATAACAATCGTTTCCTTAGCTCTGCCCAGTGACGCTTCCACATAGGCATCGAACAACTGGAGTTTGTTGGCACACATGGACAAAACATTGCGTACCGATTTACCGTCTTTATCCTTGAGCGTGTATGTCGGGTCTTGCAGAGCAGTAGCATCCGCATCTTGGCGGGAATATAAATCGGCTAATTCCTTTTTTCTATCCTTATGCAGGTCGAGCGGTGTTGCCATATCTAACTCCTAATATCTATTGCCGGATGATACCGTCTGTAGTTTGTTGCGAGAAACAGTCTCCGGTGTGAAATCAGTATGAGATAATCCATATCTAGCGCAGGCACTCAAATGGTATTTTGCCTCTCCGTCTATCTCGTTTGTGCGGTTTCCCTCTTTATCATATTTCCAAGCGCATGAGGCCAATTCTGCCAAATAGAATACGAGGTCATCAAACACATACCATTTACCGTTTTCCATCGTGGCCGTAACACGGTCTATCTGGCGTTTAAGAGACGGCCCACCCTCGGCACCTATGGGAGGCTCGGTGATAGTCCAGCCAGACTTAGTATAATCTCCCCTGCTACCATCTTCATTGTGGTTACCACCTAGGCTGGCGTTGACTACACGTCCTCTGGTAATATCCTGAAACGCCTGTACATTGACGGCCGTAGACTTACCGGAGCCGGGCAGATACTCCCTGAATACCACCAGGTCATTCATCCTAAGGTATGGAGGTGCGCCGTTCGGCAGGGGTAGACGCGCTCTTGCCCAGAATAACGCCGCGGGGTTAGCACTTCCGAAATCATGACCTGAATAGACTGGCCAGTTAAGGGGAATCTCAAAGCGGGGTATCTTGCACAGGGATTCATTCCAGACACCGTATACCAGATGGGAAGCGGATAACTCATCATCTTCGGCTAGAATCTCTTGCCTGTACGATGAACGGGACATATCCTTTATGACCTCGCCAAGCCCATCCGATGACAGATAGGGGTTATCCAGACTGGTAAAATGGAATCTCGCCCACCTTCCACTACCATCCTCACCGGCGGCCTTGAACATTTTAGCGGCGTGTCTAGGGTCATGGGCTTTACTAATCCCAGCAGTTCTAAGAGAAGGCGGGGTGTAAATGAATACTGCATCCCCGTTATGGTCTATCATCATAGGAGCGCCAACAATCTCCCAGGCATCCTCATTTGTTAATTGCCATTCATCCAGTATCAACAGGTCGGCATAATCACCACGCAGGGAATCAGCATCCCACGCTGTTTTTGCCTTGATACGGTTTAGTGTCCCTGTTTTCTCAATATACCGCTCTGATTTATTTAGAGTATAGGCCCCAGCCTGAATTGCTTCGGATAATGCCGTCACAACCTCATACCAGAATCTATCAGTCTGCTCTGAAGTGGGTGCTGCATAAAGAACACGCCGCCCCTGTAGAAAAGCAAGGAGGGCTTTTACAGCAATACCAACGGTTTTACCAGACCGGCGGCCAGCCCTGATAATGATACGCTTGGCCGTAGAATCAATAAATTCAGCCTGTCGCGGGTGTGGGGGCCGGAGATGTACTACCGGCTTCGTTTCTGTTGCCATCCCATTTTACCACCAACTCTAATTTTCCTACCGGGTTTAAATCCATTCGTTCTCTGTATTTATCCGGCGCATTTGCTTTGAGTAGTACAATCAGCAGAGTATCAGAATATTTTCGCACTACGCCACACTGTTGACCTTTGAAAAATACAGGCTCATCAACGCCGGTATACGCCCGTCTGTGAGCTTCATCCTCTAAAACACTAATGGCCTGTTTACGGGCAGCCTCAAATTTGACCTCAAATTCCTCATCGTTGCGCCATAAGTAAACAGTTGTACGTTCAATACCGGCCTTAAGCGCAGAATTACCAACATGACCTGATAAAGAAAATGCCTCAAGGAAAGCTGATTGATTGGATTGTTTTTTTAGTGTTGATTTCGTTGAGGTCATATAGTAGTTTATGTCAACCTCTCTCAATAAAATAGTAGAGTACGTAGTTAATTACATTATCTCACATATTGTCAAGAGAGTAAATGATGGGGTTTTTAGTAGATTAACATAATATACAGAATATATACTAATACCAATAATCAATCTAGGCAATTATAGTATATTTACGGTATTAGTAACGGGTGGGGTGGGGATGGGGTGGTAGGGAGGGGAGGGGGGAGGGGTAACGGGG